TCACTAGCATAATATTCTTCAACATTAATACCAGCTCTTTCAAGAGCAACTCTACCGCAACTTATACCGTCAAATAGTGATAATACCTTCATATAAATATCCTTAATTATTAAATATCTTATAACACTTTAATTATTTGCTACTTTAAAATCATCTCCAGTAAATTTAAGCGTAAAAGTTTTTGTTTTAAAATCACAGTCAATCATTATTCTTTCTCCAGTTTTAGGATATAACCAAATACCATCTTTAGAGTATTTGTCTTGGTCATATTTTAAATCTCCAGTTTTATCTATAACAGCATATCCTGAATCGTGTTTTTTTCTTGTTGCTTTGAATTTTATTTCACTCATATCATTTATATTTAATTTACCAATAGTGAAAGAAAGATGTGGCTGGGTTAGACCAGCAGTCCTTGTTATAATTTTGTTGCCTTATAACAAGTCGTATCTTAGCAACGGTATAGATTTACAGATTACCAAATTAATGGGTCACTTCAGCGGCTCTCTGTCCGCCACACATCTTTCTCTCGCTACTGGCCACCACAGGGAATGATGGTTTTAATTATTCCCTAATAAGGAAAGGCAAGTCTGCGGTTTTGCTAGACTAGAATTGATAGTTGAAATAAATTCAACACCAATTAATGTCCGCCAATGGCTTGACCGAATGAGAGTATCTTTAATAGTTTTTATCCAGCTTTTGCGGCTGTCTCCCTCACAATCCTGTTATGAGTCTATTAAGAAAGGAACGAATTATTTACTGGTAGTACAGGAATCGAACCTGTGACCACTTAATGAAAAGTAAGCTCATACCAACAGAGCAAACTACCAGTTCCGTCAGACGGTTAGGGTTAATTACTCCCTAATAAGGAAATAGTAAGCTGCCTTTTCCCTTGCGTTGAAAACTTCTGTCTACCTTAAGCACCAGACAGTTGGGCTGAAAGTTATATAGGCCTTACAATCTTACTATATTCCCTTATTAAGAAACAATCATCGGCACTGCCACCAGCTCTTTTTCTCCGGATACATTTTCATAAAACAATTTACCTGATCTTTGTCGTTTTTTATTGAGCCGGCGCAATAGGCGGCAAAGGTTGCTGGCTTAAACATTAGTAATCCCTCTGCGCTTGAGCCCTCCCAATTCTTCCGATATTTTCCCATACGGCTCTCACAAATTGCTATTCTCACTAAGCTTTCAGTATACTTAAAACTTTTATTATAGGCTTGTTCTCTCATCTTAAATTCAGTTTCGGTATTAGTTAGGGATGGAAAGTAAACTATTTCAAGGTTAGGTTCGGGATAAGCTGACTGGTGCGTTCCTAGGAGGGAAAATATTATTGTAAAGATTAGGTTAGTCATATTTATTAGTTCTATAATTTAAGAACCATATATAAGAAATCATAACCCAAATTAAAGCCGACCATTCTTTCATCGTGATATAACAGCTCCAAGCAATTAGTGACAAAATTGTAACAAACCAGAATTCAAATTTTTTCATATATTTTATAATTAATTTAACAGCTCGGGATTATTTAATCTTAGATTGATAAACTTCTCTCCCTGCTAAGGTGTTTTTGGATGTGTAGTTCCAGTCGTTAAATTTCTTAGTCCTTCCTTTACGGATAGCTTGCTTATATTCTGAAATAGTTTGTTTGGTCATATATTTAAAATTGATTTTTACTTTCTCGGTTCGCCGTATAAAGAGAACTGTTTATGGCTGCTAATTGAAGCTCAATGTAGCGCATTCTTTCTCGGACTTTCATATAATCAAGTCCGTCTTTAGTTGTTTCCCACTTTCTTTTAAGAGCAGTATCGCTTTTAACCGTTGTTCGATAAGTTTCATAATACAAGGCTCTATTTTCAAGTAAAATAATCTTTTCCTCTCCCATTTTAGAGAAACTGTCTACTAATAGGATTTTAATTTGAGCCAACTGATTTGGAGTTTTACCGATTAAAGTTTCTATTTTATAGTCTGGCATAATTTTGTTTTGTTCGCTCATTATTAATCTCTGTTTTACACTTAAAGCAAGTGGCTTTAGATATCTTGACTTGTCTTTCTACTTCTTTACCGCAATGCTGACATTTGTAGATATACATAATTAATCTAGTTGGCTTATTTTAGTTTTTAAATCTCTTATTATTTTGGCTAATTCAGAAATTTGATAAGGTTGATATTCGTTAGAATCTCTTAAAAGCTGTTGTAGCCACTCTAGCCCGTAATCTCTTATCAAGTTCTCGGCGTAAACATCTAGCTTCCCCGAATAGTAGTGATTACATCTTGAGCATTGCGGTTTTAAATTTCTTTCGTCAAAATCTAGTCTGTCGTGTTTAAAGTGTCCGGCTTGGAGTTCTTTCCATTGTTTCACTACACCACAAGTATAGCACTCATTAAATCCGTCTAAATTAGCGTCTTTTCTTCTCACCCATTGACTCATTAAAGTCCAAGCTTGTTTGTGTAATTTCTTTTTAGTGTTTTCAATGAAACCCTTAGTCTTACTTTTGCGCTCTATCCTAGCCATTATTTTGGCTTGTTTCTTTCGTTTCTCGTGATCTTTATAATGAGTGTAGCACCAAGAAGTGTTAGTGTATCTTTTTTTATCGCACTCTTTACAGGGCTTATAAGTCTTTTGTTTAACTATCATATCTTTCTCTTAGCTAAATAAAGGTTGGAGTATTTAAGAGCAGTGTTCTTAACCTTAGCTGCTTTAATGTTTCTTATCTCTTGCGAGGAGATGTGCTGCTCAATAATCTGCTTCACTCTAGTTTTAGATAAGTTGAATTGTGAAGCTAAGTCTTTTATTTTGGCAAAGTTCCTATACAGAGAAACTATATGCTGATTTCTTTTTTCATTTTCAATTAAGTTCATATTATTTTAAGTCAATTTAAGTTAATTCCTCAATCTCATCGCTCCATTTTCTCTTCTGCCTTTGTTCCGGGAATACTTACTTCGTCAAATCTATTCGTAAATTGTTCAAGCTAAACCGGCAATAATAATATTAATCATAACGCCTGCGGCAGCACGCGGCAAAAGCCGCGCGATATTTTAAATAATTTTAATAAAGGGACTAAAAAAAAATTATTATAAAAGATATTTTTAATTAATCCTAGTTAAGAGGGGAGAATTTAATATACCAACCCTTAAGTCTAGGGAGATTTTCTAAAACTAACCTGATTTGTTTTTTTGAAATTTTACCTTGGCCAATTACATCTTGAAGTAAAACCTCAATGGCTCTTTGTTTTAACGGAGAACTTAAAACCTTCTGAAATCCATCAGACACTTGAATTATTGATTTTGCTAATAACTCTGTGCTTTCAGGATTTTGTTCGTCTTTGACAATTTTAATTTGTTTTTTCATAAATTTATTTATTATTATCTAAATCTTTAAGGATTATGAATTGAATGGGTCACCATTGCTAAATAATTCTTCTAAGTTAGGATTTGCTTCTTTATAAGCGTCTAAAATAGATGAGCTAACAGGTTTTGGAGGTTTTGCTTGAGTAATATATTTAGTTTCTAATTTCTCACCGCTTCTTTTAATGCTGATATCATAATTTGTCGGTTCTCCCCAATCAACATCTCGGTCTAAGTTATAAAGAACTTCTTGAATTGTAGATTGAGTAACTTCCCAAATTTTAATGGTGCTGTCTTTATAATCCCAGATAACGAAAGCCCAGAAATGCTTAATCGGTTTAGTGGAGTCAATCGGTTCTGGTTTAGGGGTGCTATAAGGAGTTCTAACTGGAGTTTTCTTTCCCGCACTGTCTTCTTTCCAGTCTAGCCAACCCATAATCGGGGCGGACAGGATACGGATTAAATTTTCACCATCTACTAATTTTAAATACTTTGAGCTTGATTTTGGCTGCTCATACCCTTCGGGGAAAAATGACATATTTTTATATTAGTTAATTAAATAATTTATTAAAACTTGGTTTCCACTCGGTGTATTCGGGCATCTCTTCAAAAGAAATTTCTAATTCTCCTTGTAAAAGTCGCCACTCTTTACTCCCTCCTTTGTGTTGGTGATTTGGATTTTGGCATTTTCTTGACTCCATTCTTATTCCTTTTTCTTTAAGGTCTACTAGTCGGCGGCGGTAGTCTACACAATAAGTATCTATAAATTCGTTTACACAATGCCAGTTATTATCTTCAAGGATTTTTAGTATCTCTTGTTGTTTAGATAGTTTGTCCATACTAATTGAAAACGCTATGTATAATATTTCTTGCCGTTAAAACCTTAAAACCTTTTTCATTTCTCCAAGCCTTAATCACATAATCAGCTTGTGCTGCGGTCAGTCTTTCTAATCTCTCGGCCAATATTTCGTTAGTATAGTCGCAGTGAGTATCGGGGTATCGGTCGGTATTACGAGGAGTAGAAGCCCATATCTCCATTAAGTATTTGTGGTCATCCTTTTTATCTTTTATCATCCCCGCTATATAACGGCGTTGTTGAAGTGAAGAAGTCATATTAGTTTTTGACAGTTAAAAGATTAAAATAGTTTTGAAATTGCTCCTTTGTTCCTATCCATTGAGGCTTACCGTCTTCTACTCCCGATAAGGCCAGGCCGCATAGATATGCCAATTTGTATTCTTTTACTTCTGTCGTCTTCAGAATAGACATATTATTTATATTCCTTCATCTCTTTAAGATGAGATTTGAGCCATTTATTAATTTTAGTATTTATTTTCTCCGCACTCCTCGCACTCCTCGCACTCCTCGCACTCCTCGCACTCCTCGCACTCTCCGCCGCACTCGCCGCACTCCACACCGCACTCTCCGCACTCCACACCGCACTCTCCGCACTCCACACCGCACTCTCCGCACTCTCCGCCGCACTCGCCGCCGCACTCCTATTTTCTTCTGTATCATTTTCTAAAACTTTTTTAGCGGCTTCAATAGCTAGTCTTGGTCGATTATCATTAGGATATAATTTCTCAAAGTTCTTAATAGCTAATTCAGCCGAGAAGATAGATAAAGCGACAGAATCTTTTTTAGTCCAATTCCAAATCTTAACTAAGCGCATATCGGAATGAACAGACTTGTCTTCTTTAACTTCTTTTTTGCCTTTAACCTCTACCTTTGCTAATATCTCTCCTTTAACAAAAGATAAAGCGTCTAAGATAGTAGAGGAACAATGGAAACCATAATTACACATATTTATTTTATCTTCGTGTTTCCACTCTCCTTTTTTCCAAACACAGTCACCTAAGTTTGATTTAATTTTCTTTCCCTCTAGTCTGAGGAATTTATAATACATATTATTTAGCTAATAAATTAAGAATAGAATTAAAGTTATACATCCATAATCCGAATACTAGAATTGTTAAGACAATGGCCGACCAAGAAAACTTGTTCGTTTTCTTTTGTTGTGATTTCCAAGTGATTTGATTTTTCATATTTATTATATCCAAGAGGAAAGGCTATTATGGATTAGTCGGGCTAGAGGCTCCGAACTTTATATCCCTTTATTCTTTCCTCTCAGATATTAATGTTCTTTTAACTTACCTATAGCTTAGCATACTATTTTAAATAAAGCAAGTGTTAGTCAAGGTCTGTAAATATGTGTTTTTGTTAGGGTTTTTAAGGTATTTTTTATAGTTATCCCCTTTTCAAATTTGAAATAAATTTGTTTGAACAATTTTTTCAATTACTTTTCCCTTTTTAATCTCAATTCTATCTAAGATATATTTCCCGATTTCCGGTTCAACGCAGTTTCTTAATAATAGTCTTTTATTGATAGTATCTTTGGGAAGTTTAAATCCTTTTATTTTTTCTAAATCTTCAATAGAACTATCGTGCCCTCTAAATCCTTGTCTATTTGTAGGAGGTATGTAAAAGTTTGCCCAATAGTAATGTTTTTCTAGTTCCTGGGGTGGTATTAATGGTTTATAATACCCAATAACATTTTCCACTACGAACATCCCCTTAAAGTAATTTTGTAAAAATATTATCTCTTGCCATAATTTCATATCTGGATAAATTGGTTTTTGGTGGATTTTCCCTTCCCTATAAGTAGCCACAAACCTTACTTTGCTATAGCTCTGACAGGGAGGTGATGTCCAAATAAAATCAAACTCTGAAAAGTGTTCTAATAGATATTTATGGGCATCAGCTACAATAACTTTATCTTTAGGAAAGAAGTCTTGATATATTTTAGCTATTTCTGGTTTAAATTCTATAGCGGTTATCTCGTGTTCATCTCCCCATAACTTTCTATTTCCTCCTATACCAGCATATAAATTTAATATTTTCATATTTGTTTTCTTTGCTTACTAAAACTCTTTTAAACAATCTTCACAATACTTACCTTTAATATTGCCACCGCAATTAGGGCAGATACCTTTAGGGACATTTCCGGTAATACACATATCTTCCAGTTCTTTAGTAATTTTTGCTTCTATTAATTCTATTTCCCACTTATCTTGAATTTTTAGAACTACACTACCAAAAGCTGGCGATCTTCCTTTTTTACCAAGTCCACTTTCAAAATTTATTCTACCGTTAGGAACAAACAATTTACCTCCTCTTACCCCCTTATGAAATCTTTTAGTTGTTATAAACTCAATAGGGAATAAGATATAAATTTCATTCTTAGCTTTCTGATAAGTTTCCCAAGCCTTTGTTATAAATTCGTGTTTTCTTGTAAAAGGCGGATTAATCCATATCCGTTTATAAGTAGTCCAATCCTTAGAAAGACCATCAGTTTCTATTGTATCATAATTTTCAATGCCAAATTCTTCAGCCTTTTCTTTCGTTGTGGCGGGATCATAATCAAATTCTCCAAATCTATCTACAAATCCTTTTGGGGTCATCCAATCATCTTTTTTTGTTAGGTTTGTTCGCATATTTATATGTTTTTGTCAACGCAATCTCTAATGGCATATTGTATCTAACAATTCTTTGCCATACGGTATGATATTTTAGTTTTGAATACTTTTCTACACATTCTGCTAAAGACATTTTTTTACCTTTATATTCAACTATTTTAGTATCTTTTCTATTTCGTGCCTGTAATTTTTTCGGTATCATTTTGCAATTTTTAGGACAATAATTTTTATTTACATCAATTCTTTCAATAGACATACCATTTTTATATCCACTTTCTATACACCAATTATAGAAAGATAAAAAACTTTTTCTCCAATTTTTATCCATAGAAATACCTTTTGAACCATACCATCTATACTCACGACAATTTTCTCTATAACATCTTGAAATAATACCGTTCCATACATTGTAAAGTGGGTGTTTTCTTAAGCCGTGATTTTCTCCTATTGTATATCCCATATATTTTTAATTTAGTTAATTATATTAGGAGTATATCACAGTTATTATTATAATGCAAATTCATTATCTTTTGTAAATTGAACATTTGATTTAGCCATAGATTTAATTCTTCTAAGTCCTTCTCCTATATTTATAAACTTTTAAAACTTTTTTCTCTTAAAATTCTTTTTATCTCTTTCTTTGTCGGGAACTCAATAATAGAACCGCATATCTTACAGGTAGCAGTCACATAGCCATCAAAGACGCTAAATGACCAGTTATTTTCTAGGCATTTTTCGCAAGCTCTTATTGGCATATCGTTTTATTAATTTAGATAATAACATATTAAAAGTTAATTTCTCTTCATCGGCCAATTTTGCCAAATTATCTATTGTTTTATCAGATAATCTGTAAGTCTTTGGCCTGTAATGGTCTATCATAAATGTATTACTATATATTGTATTACATAAGCCCCAACCCCTAATTCTTATCCTCTCTCTAAGCTATAACCTTAACTTGTCTTTTAACTTGTTTAGTTATCTTAGATGTTTTGTTAATTATTAGTAAGAACAGCTTGATAAATTTGGCGATTTTTGATAACTTCGTCGGAGTTATTTAGCTTGTCGGTCGGATTAAGCAGTTGAGTTTTATGGGCTAGTTGTTTTGAGATGCTCCCCATTTTAACTTGGCACATCTATATTGATAAATAAAAAAGCAAATTTCTGAATTAATCTATCCAGTTGCGGACGGGTCCAGTGCCACACAACGGGATATGAGCGATTAACTCATAAATCTGCTTTCTTACTGGGCCCGTCTTATTCTTTTGTTTTTAACTTACACTCCTATTATACTCTTCCCCAAGAATAAAGTCAATACCCCCTCTTGTCACCCTCTTGCTTTAAAGTAAATAGTATGCTAAAATAGAGGTAGGTTTAAAGACTTTACCTGACCTAAAGCATAAGCTGGATATAAAAGTTAGGTAAAACTCCCTCGTCATAGACGACGCTTTGGCTGCGGCTAGAGTGCAAATCTTTATTTTTAATAATATCTAACGGAAGCCAGATGCTCAATAAGTTCACAATTATTGTTGGTTTTCAAAAGTTTTAGCACCCTGTTTTTGGGTGTTTTTTAAAAGGGTAAATATTTAAAAATTGATTCTAACCTGCTTCTATCCCGACGGAGGCGTCTGAACGGATGAGGTGGATACTATCATCCCTTAAGGGGGGAATATACGAGAAGAATAAATTATCTCAATTTTATACAAGCGCTTTTAAATATTCCCCCTTTTTAAGAACCCTAAGAACTTTATGAATATTTTATATATAAACAAACAACCGATAGATGACGAAATGGAAGACTTGTCTGATTTAACTGTGGATTTAATCAAGAAAATAAAGAACTTTAAGCCTAAGAAAATGGATCAAATTAGAAAAAGCAGAGAATATTTTGATAAAAACTAATATAAATAAATATGTCTAACAAGACAACAAAAGATTTAGAAGTAGTTGAAGGAGTAAACGAAGAAGCAAATGCTTTAGAAGCCAAGAAAACTGAAGCAGTAGCCAAGATTAATGCTATTTTAACTGAATATGATTTTGATTTAGGAGTAGTCGGCTTCGCTTTAGTCCCGAAGATTAAAAAGTAAGTATGGCCACCTTGATTATATTTTTATTGGGTTTTTTTATAGGGTTTATTTTCTGCTCGTTTTTAGCGATAACAGCTTTTATCGTTATTAAGGAAATAATGTTTAAATACGGAATCCCTATTAAGCATTATGCCGAACGAGCATTAGATAACCTAGAAGAAAAAACAAAAGACGGCACCACGATAGTTTTTCCTGAAACCACCAGGGAGATTTTTAACAAAGAAGACAGTAATTTATCCGATTTATTAAAAAATTAAGCTATATTTTATGAGTAAAGAGCTGGTATTCGGTCGGGAAGCGTTTGATAAAATCATTGTAGGTTTTAATAAAACAGCTAATGCTGTGGGCGGAACTCTCGGTCCGGCCGGAAGAAATGTTTTAATAGATGACCCTATTTTGCCGCATATCACTAACGACGGGGCGACAATAGCCGAATCAATCTCTTTCCCTGATAAGTTTGAAAATTTAGGCAGCTGGCTAGTTCGCAACACAAGTTCGCAGACTAACGATGACGCCGGCGACGGTACGACAACCACAGCGGTTCTTTTACAGGAAATTGTCCGTTTAAGCCTTCTTAGACCGGAGAACCCTATGATTATCAAGAATAGTCTTCAAGAGGCCATAGTGGGCATTGTAGAGGCTCTCAAGGCATCTTCTAAGCCCATCTCAATAGACGAAGTAAAGAAAATAGCCCTGATGTCCTCGGAGAATGAGGAAATAGCCGAAATAGTAAGCGATACTATCAAAAAAGTCGGAGTAAAAGGCGTAATCGTAGTGGAAGAAAGCAAGACCTTTGAAACTTCGGTTGATATTCAAGAAGGTTATGAATGTAATAATGGTTTCATTTCTCCTTACTTCGCTAACGATCCAGCGCAGACTAAAGCTGTTTATGATAATATTCCGGTTCTGTGTTCGGAAAAGAAACTTAATACCGTTCAAGATATAAAACCCCTCTTTGACCAAATGGACAAAGCCGGAAAGAGTGAGTTAGTAATAGTTTGTTCTGATATTGACCCGCAAGTTCTGGGTATCTTAGTAGCTAACAAAATACAAGGCAGATTAGGAGTTCTGGTTATAAAAGTAGTCGGGACTCAACTAGAAGATATTTGCGCCACAGTCGGGGCGATTATGGTTTCTGATATTACAGGGGTAGGATTTGATAAAATTGATATAACTAAACACTTAGGATTAGCTCAAAGAGTAAGTTCTGATACTAAAAAGACTTTATTTGTAGCTAAGACTGAAAGTGGCCAAGCTCTCGCTGAAAGGTTAAAGCAAGAAGCCGAATTAAACACCAACGAATACCAAAAGAGCGAGATTTTAAAGAGAATTGCTAAACTTACCGGAGGAATTGCTATCATAAAAGTAGGCGGAGCGACTGATTTAGAGAGAGTTTACAAGAAACACAAAACTGATGATACCGTAGCTGCGGCAAGAGCAGCCTTAGAGGAAGGGATAGTAGAAGGAGGAGGGATGGCTTTATGGCGTATTTCTCACGATTTAGAGCCTAAAACAGTCGGCGAAGAGATTTTAAAGGAAGCTCTAACCGCACCTTTAAAGAAAATCTGTGAAAACGCCGGTAAAGATTACTCCGAGTTGCTTCTTAAAATGCCCGCTGGTCAAGGATATGATTTTAAAAATAACCAGTATACTAATCTTTTAGAAAGTGGTATAATAGATCCGTTAAAGGTAGAAAGAGTAAGTTTAGTTAATGCCGTTTCAAATGCGTCTAACTTCATTACACTCCACTGCGCAATAACTGATGCGCCAGTAGATAATAAATAAAAATATGTCTGAGTATTCAAAAAAAGAGAGAGAAAATTATAACGAACACCGAGAAAGAACTTCTAAGGACTTAGGAATTGATAAAAATAAATACAATGCTCTAAGGAGAGCAGCTCTTAGGATTTCAGAAGCTGATACTAATTCCGCTAATGGGGCAGATAGAATGGGTAGAGAATATGGCGATAAAGAACATAAAAAAGATACTCGCCCTAATTTTAAGAAAATTCACAAAATGGCTAAAAAGTTAGGTGGTCATATGTATCATCAATCAGACCCTAGAGGAGCTTCAATTTATGTGGGGAAGAAACGAATGAGCCAAAAAGATTATAATTCTAAAGGACACGCTATTTATTAATATGATTACTCCCTTAGTAGGTAAAATACAACTTAAAATAGAACAACCTAAAGTAGGAAATTTAGACTTATCAGCTAAAGAAAGTGCCGTAGAGGTAGGAGAAGTCTTAGCTGTTGGAGAAGGAATTAATAATGTAAAGGTTGGCGATAAAGTAATGATAAAAGCGTGGGCAATTGACATTTTGAGTTATGAAGGAGAAAAGTTTTACTTTATAGACAGCGATTCTCGCGGTCTTTGCGCTATAATTAATTAATAAATATATGGAAAAAGAGAAAAAAGAAAAAGGTGGTAAATTAGAAGAAAAGAAAGAGCATATGGCTAAGAAGATGTTTGTTTCAGGCCACGGTTCTAAATCTCATATTCTGAAAGGATTAAAAGAAATGGAAAAAAATCCTAAATTAGAAAAGCACTCTATTTATAATGGAAAAGAAGGGGAATTTGATGAAGTTAAAAGAGGAAATTTTAAATAAGTTATGTGCGATAACATCCAAGAAGCTCACGACAATATAGTTATAAATGAAACCCCTGATGGCATTAGAACTTACTGTAAGATATGCGGAAAAGTTAATGTTATAAGAAAAGACCCCTTTTCAGGTAGAATGGATAACATAGAATACAGCAAAGTCTTTAAGAGAGATTTGCTTCAGCCGTCTGAAAATTTATATTATAAATATCTCCCGGAGTTAATGAGTTTAGCTTAATATATGAAAGCAAAAGATAAGAAACTAGAAATGGCTCGTAAGCTCCACTTTGAAAAAGACGAAAGAGATGGTATTGTCAATTATAAAAAGGCCATTGTCAAATCTAAAGGGAAAGAAAAGAAAACCTATGAGAAGATTCTCCCTCAAGAAGAACATCATTTAAGAGAAATTAAAGATATTTAATATATGCCCGCAGGCAGACCGTTAAAATTTGAAACAGTAGAAGAACTTCAAAGAATGATTGATAGCTATTTTGATAACACTCCTGAAGATGAGTGGACTATTACTGGGCTAGCTTTAGCCTTAGATACATATAGACAAACCTTAATCAATTACGAGGGAAAGGAAGATTTTATGGACACGATAAAAAAGGCTAAGCAAATTGTAGAGAATGGTTATGAAAAAGATTTAAAGAAACACGGAAGAACCGGAACAATATTCGCCTTAAAGAATTTTGATTGGAAAGATAAAACAGAAACTGATATAACTTCAGCCGGTAAAGCCTTATCAAGTATTACTTCAGAAGACACAGCTATTGCGCAAGAACTTAATAAACTTAAACAAAATGGAAATAACAGCGCAACAAGTGAGCCGAGCGAGAGAAGCATTGCCGGCGCTATGGGTGGAGAAGTATCAAATCAAGAATGAGGCTGGTGTTCCTTTAGAATTTAAACATCATAAGTTCTTATGGGATATTTTGAATGATTTGAGTCCCTTACAAGTTCAACTGAAAGCTCCGCAAGTTGGAATGACTGTCACTAACATTTTAAAAAGTTTCTGGGTGGCAATGAAGTTAAAGAAAGACATTATTTATACTCTCCCCACTCAAGGCGATGTAAGCGATATGGCTGGTGGCAAGATTAATCGTCTTGTCGCTCAAAACCCTATTTTACAAGAATGGATTAAAGACCACGACACAGTAGAGCAAAAGAGTATTGGAGAGAATATAATTCACTACCGGGGAAGTTTTACAACTAAGAGCGCAATGATGGTTTCCTCTGATTTAAACATTCACGATGAGGTAGACGCTTCCGACCAAAAAGTAATAGAACAATATGAGACGAGACTTCAGGCTAAGAGAGACGGTTGGCGCTGGTATTTCTCCCATCCCTCTGTGGTTGATTACGGAGTAGACATTCACTGGCAGAACAGCGATCAAAAGCATTGGTTCATTACTTGCCCTCACTGTCATAAAGAGCAATTCCTTAAATGGCCTGATAGCATTGACACTAACAAGAGAATATTCATTTGTCAGGAGTGTAAGGGAGAGCTTAAAAATGAAGACCGAGAGAACGGTCGCTGGATAGCTCGTTACAGTAAAGAGTGGCAAGAAAAGCATACTATCAAACCTTTCTCAGGTTATTGGATTAATCAATTAATGTGTTCCTGGATAAGCGCCGATAAGATTTTAAAAGATTACAAAGAGAAGTCAGCGGAATATTTTTACAATTATGTATTGGGTCTGCCTTATTCCGGAGGAGACTCAAAACTAACTCAGCAGCAGTTATTTCAGAATTTAACTAATCAAGCTTCAGCCCCTGAACAGAATGAGCGAGTAGTAATGGGGCTTGATACCGGACTTAAGCTAGATTATGTCTTAGGCAATCAGAGATTGGGGTTGTTCTTTCACGGCGATGCCGAGAACTACAACACCCTAGACGCTTTAATGGTTCGTTGGCCTAAACTGATAGTGATAATGGATGGCGGCGGAGATTTGATAGGTTCAAGACAGTTTTACGAAAGGTGGCCATCAAGAGTATTTCTCTGTTATTCCACGGGTGAGAGGAAAGGAAACGACATAACAACTTGGGGTGAGGGAGATAAATACGGCCAAGTCATCCTAGACAGAGAGCGAGGTATTCAGTGGGTTGTAGACGAGTTTAGAGAGAAGAAAATACCTTTACAAGGGACTGAAAGCGACTGGTGGGAATACTGGCTGGACTGGAAGAATCTCTCAAGGATTAAGATAATAGACAACACCACTCAGCAAGTTAAAGGTATTAAATGGGTCAGAGCCGGTCGTGACCATAGAGCCACAGCCACAGTTCTCTGGCGAATAGGCGTAGACAAATTCGCCGACACAATGGCGCAGATTGTTTACCCTACTGGAAATAGAAATATATATTAATAATAAATAGATGAATGAGAATTCAATACAAGGGAGTGCGATGTTCGGTGCCGTTCAGCAAGTGCACGGCCTTTTCGCCGACATCAATAAGACTAAAGAAAGCAGTGATAATCTGACTATTAAGCCGGTTGATGATTATGAGTCTTCTTTATCCGAGGAAAAGATAACTTCTTTAACAAACAGCTGGAAGCGTGATTACTCTCCCTATGAGGGAGAGATTAAGAAAGACCAGCAACTTTGTTTTGATTACTGGATAGGGAAACAACAGACTGATATTGATGACCTGACCGCAGGGCGGAGGATTATAGTTAATAAGCTCTTCACGGCTATTGAAACCTTTCTCCCCATTGCGACTCGCGCTAATCCTGAGCCTTTAGTGTCAGGAGATAACTCAAACGAAGGACAGGCTTTAATGAAAGATGTCAAAGACGCTTTAGTTTATCAGGCCTCTATTCAGAAGCTGAAGCGCAAGCTAGCTAAGATGACTAGACACTGGATGCTTAATCTAATCGGAGCTGTCGGGATAGATTACGATGTAGAAATTGACGATATTAAAACCGAGGTTATTCACCCTAGTAAGTTTATATTTGATAAAGACGGACATATTAACGAATCAGGTTTGTTCATTGGAGAGTATTTAGGCGAAAGATGTAAGGCTTCCGCCGATCGCTTAGCCGAGCTGTTCCCTAAAAAGAAAGATGTAATAATGGTTTTGGCGAGCGGTAAGAAAGGAACAAAACTTGAATACATTAAATGGTGGTGGAGAGGGACTGATGTCTTCTTTACACTAGGAGATACAATTGTTTTAGGAAAATACAAAAACCCTCATTGGAACTACGACGGTCAGACTGAAAGGGTGGACGCTGAAACTGGCGCTAAGATAACCGAGGATGTTGTGGGGATTAATCACTTGCCTAGACCGACTGCTCCTTATGTTTTTCTTTCTATTTTTAGCACCAGCCAAAGACCGCACGATGATACCGGTTTAATTTTACAAAATATTAGCCAGCAAGACCAAATTAATAAAAGACATCGTCAGTTAGATAAGAACATTGACGGACAGAATAACGGCATAGTAGTAGATGGTCGTGTAATGACTAAGGAACAGGCTTCTGAGGCCGCTTCCGCTAAGCGTAGAGGCGCTGCTATTATGGTTAATGGCAACCCCAGAGAAGCGGTTAGCTTTGACGCCGCTCCTCCTTTAGCGCCTGATGTATGGAAAGGCTTACAGAAATCGGAGATGGATTTAGACAATATCTTTGGCACTTCCGGTTCAACTCCGACAGGTATTGCTTCCGAGGATACCGCTAGAGGAAAGATTATGGTTTCTCAAATGGACGCTTCTCGTATTGGTGGTGGTATCACTGAGTATATTGAACAAGTAGCTGAAACTATTTATAACTTCTGGGTTCAGATGATGATAGTTCACTATGACTCAACTCACTATATAAACATTTTAGGAGCGCAAGAAGGCTCGGATTTAGTTCAGTTGGTAAACACTCGCTTTACTAAGGCTCTGACGATTACTGTTAAAGAAGGTTCGTTAATTCCTAAAGACCCGCTTACGCAGAGAAATGAAGCGATTGACTTATGGTCAGCTAACTCTATTGATCCGCTTAATCTTTACAAGAAATTAGACTTCCCTGACCCTAATGCAGCCGCTCAGTCCCTTATTCTGTGGCAAATGCTTCAGAAAGGACAAATCCAACCGCAACAGTATTTACCCTCATTTCAAGCTCCGGCTTTACCACAGCAACCAGGGAGTCTACCAACCGAGCAACCTGGCACAGGCGGTCCGGCCGTAAACGCTCCCACCGGCCAGCCGATTGAAAATGCCCCAGCTCCTGCCGCCGGCACGCAAACAGCGGCGGATATTCAGAGTAAAGCGTTGCTTCAGTCAGTCCCTGTGAAATAACTTTATAAACTAACTTACTTATATGAAATTATCTTATGAAGAAAGAAAAGAACTCCCTAAAAAGGATTTCGCTGAGAAAAAGAGCCGTGCCTACCCAATCGAAAATGAAAGTCACGCCCGCAATGCGCTGGCAAGAGTTTCTCAGTTCGGCTCGGAAGCTCAAAAGAAAACTGTGCAGGCTAAGGTTCATAAAAAGTATCCTGAAATAGAGGAGAAAAAAGAGAAGATGGCTAAAAAAATGAAATAACTATAAAACTATGAAAAAATGTATTAAATATGATGGTCTAGGTTTGTTAAATGGGGAGATTATCTGCCCTGACTGCTTAGGTTTCGGTAAGGTAGAAGGAGAAGAAGCGGAAGTTGTCGTTGAGCCTGTTGAGCCTGTTGAACCGATTACGGAAGAAGTAAAAAAAAACGACGAAGAGGTATCACCGGTATCTTCAGAAGTATCTTCGGAAGTTCCAGTAGAGGTATCTCCTGAAGAAGTAAAATAAATAAACTAAAAGTTTAAATAGTTTAACGGTCGCTAGGGCTACGACCAGACGCAAGTCAAATAAATCCCCGTAATAATATGGAAAACAAAAAAGAGTTAGACCGCTCGACAATAGATTTGGATGCGCCCGCAGTCTTTAATGACGCCACAGAAGAAGACCCGATGCTTCCAAGCCAAGCGGCTGAAGAGTCAAAAGATACAATAGAGAAAAAGGTTTCTGCGTCTCCCGATGAAGACGCTGTAATCGAGAAAGCTCGAATTCCCTATTCCCGATTTGAAAAAGTTAATGAGCGAGCCATACAAGCCGAAATCCGACTTCAAATGCTCGAAGAACAGTTAGCTCAATCGAATCAAAAATCTGAGTCAGGCCAAGAAGTGGAGATGCCAAATGAATGGCGGCAAATCTTAGGAGATACTGCCGAAGGTAAAGTAGCTTACGACTTACTGATGAAGATGAACGAAAAATCACACAGCGAAGAAACTAATAGGATTTTGGAAGAACTTGATAAGCGTCAAGCAGCCAAGAACGAGGAAGTAAACGAAAACCTTGATTATATCGAAGATAATCTCGCTAGACTACAAGATAGTTTAGAAAGAGATTTAACGGAAGCTGAAGAAGCGGCTGTTCTCGATATTCAAGATGAGTTCACTCCTCAAGATAGAAACGGCAATTATATTGCCCCCTTACTATCGGCTGAAAAGGCGTTTGAGATTTATTCTTTAAGACAAGCGGCCACTAAAGGCGAAAAGTCTCAAGCTCGCCGTAAAGTTGTTTCTATAACTGGTGCCAGCTCAGAGGGCGATAGTTCAAGATCTGACTGGGAATCCTACAACCCTATGGCGTGGGGGCAATGGGAAAAGAAATTATAAACTAATCTAAAATGTTATGGCATACAACAATGTTGTCGATACCCTCACCCTAGAAGACATCGCGCCGGTGGTGGTAGACACTGTTTTACGCGGCAATCTCTTTACAACTGAGATGCTCGCTAAAACAAAAGATTTTCGCGCAGCCACGATTGACTTCCCGATTAAATATCAAACCGGGACACAGATTACTCCTTTCAATGGTTATGATGTCTTGGGAACGACTTTCACCGATACTCGTATCTTGATAAAGTTTAATCCGAGATTTCAGGCAGCCAATGTCACCTTAGCAGTGACCGATATAGCGGCTAATAATACCGTTCGGAAGATTCTTGATTTGACTGAAGTTGAAATGAGAAGCCGCGCTCAGGACTTAGCCGATGCTATTGGTACTCAGTTCTATGGTGACGGCACAGGTACCAGCAATAAGGTTTTCTTAGGTTTAGGTAATTTAGTTGATGACTCTTCGTCTATCGGCGGTTTATCCCGTTCGACTTACACGACCTTACAGTCAACCAATACCGCTTCCGGTGGAACTTTATCTCTGTATAAAATGCGGACTTTATTCAATGCGATTGCTGATTACACTATCGCTCCGACTAAAGGCTACACCGATTACGCTACTTGGGCTTTGTATGAAACCCTTCTACAACCCCAGGAAAAAATCTTCAAAGAAGTTAATGTCGCCCCTAACTTTAAAGGTTATACCGGCTTTGACTCTTTGATGTTTGCAGGTTTACCGATAGCGGCCGATCGTAAAGCTACGGCTGGCACCTTGTTCTTCTTAAACTCTAACTTTATTAACTTCTATGGTCTTAAAGTTTTAGTCGCTGATGGAATGGGTGGCAAACCGGTGGAAGTTGGCGGTAAGTTATTTACTGGCAACCAATACGAGAAGACTTCTAACTTAGGATTCTTCTGGACTGGTTGGATTAAGTCTACTAACCAATTAGCTTACAATTCTCAGATTGTAGTTGGTGGTAATTTAATCACCGATAATCCGAGAAGGCACGGAAAATTGACCGGAATTTCGACTGTCTAAACTTTGACATCTAATTAATTAATATTATCCTTTTACCTGATTAAGTTCAGAGAGGGTTAAAAGAAAAAATATGTCTGTTTACATTGAAAATTATGTACCAGTCGTCAAGTATCAAGGGTTAAATACCCAAAAAAATGTCTCCTTTGAGGGAACTTTGGCAGTTACGGGAACTACTGCTTTTACAGGCGTCTCTACTTTTACCGCCGCCCCAGTATTTACTGCCGGCATTCCATCGGGGGCAGTTCTTAGGACAATCACGGACAGCGCGGCGACAGGGGCGACAGTGGTCTTAACCGCGGCGCAATCTGGCCAGACGTTTAATAACGCCTCTACTGGTGGAAGTCCGTCTTGGACTTTGCCAACGGCCGCTAATGGACTTTGGTACACGTTTACCGTGTCTAATGTCACTACGGGCTTTACTGTTACGGGAGGAACAATCAAATGTAAAACTTCAGCTACTGGCACTACCCTTAGCGGAACAACTTTGACTAATACTCAAGGAACGGCGGTCGTGAATGATACTATAACCCTGGTCTGTGATGGAACGGTATGGAGAATGGTCGCGCAATCAGGAATATTCGCTTGCGCTTAATTAACTAACTAAACAAATATGGCAACAAATCTAAAAGCATTTCCTCAGATTGTTGGTCAGGATGTTTTCACAAACTCCGCGACTCAACAGTTACCTTTGGGGGTCTATGCTGAAACTAACGATGGCCGTGGCTTTCGTTATGCGTTAGTTGGTGCTACTTCTACGGTCGCTGGTAAGGTTTATCAGAGTCCGGCTGAAGATACGACCAACTTAAATCCGTCTGGTGGTTTATCCATCAGTGCGGCTGCGATTGGCGCTACTACTGTCACCTTAACAAGTTCTATTACCTTAGCCTTAAATGCGTTGGCTGGCGGTATTATGACTGTTAATGTCGGTACTGGCGTCGGACAGACTTATAAGATTTCCGGCAATACCGCTGTTTCTGGCGCTGCCGGTATGGTAGTTACCCTGGAAGACCCGATTCGGGTTGCCCTGGATACTTCCTCGAAAATAAATCTTAAAGCGAATCCTTACAACGGCATTATCGTCACTCCGGCTACGATGACTGGCGAAATCGTCGGCGTCGCTCCGAGTGTTATCACTAACGGTTATTACGGTTGGATTCAGACCAGAGGATTAACTTCTTGTTTATTCACTGGCACTGGCACCGCTGGCACCGCCGTTGGTGTATTACAGGGTGGAACGATCGGCTCTCTAGCTCCGGCTATTGCTGGAACTCCGATTGTCGGTTTTTGCGCTGGCACTGTTATTACAGGCGAATATGGCGCTATTATGCTAACTCTTGTCTAGGAGTAGCGTAGTTAGACTTTTCTTCCCCTCAATGTTTGGGGGGAAGTATAAGTCTAATTAATTAACTAATAAACAACTATGTCATCACAATTTGATTTCGAGGGCGTCTATGACAAAAATAAACGCTACATCGTAAACAATTGGTCAGACGAGGATTTCACCCAGGAGTTTGGGGCGGAGAACATTTATAACGGCGATAAACTCATTGAGAGTTCGCCGGCTTATTCCGTCACCATTAAGCCAGGGGAAATCAGAGAGCTTAGTCAGTTTGAGGCTTATCTTTTCGTCAAGCATTTCGTTGATAGAGAAATGTATAAAGTGGCCGCTAAACTAACTGATAAAAAAGAAATAGAAAAGGCGGAAATGGGCGTTAATAACGCCGAAGCTCGCAAGCCCTACGAGGACAAGACTATCCAAGAAGTTAAAGCCGGAGAGTCTACTCCTTTTATGGACAAAATCAGAGCGGAAATCAGAGCCGAGGAAATCGCTAAAATGAAATCAACCGATGTCAATCTTCCAGTGGATGAGAAGTTGATTGATAAACGCACGAAAGAATATAAAGAAAAAATGAAAACTCAGACTACCTCAGTCGGAGCGGAAGAATTTGCGGGAGTTAAATAAAAACACAATGAAGCTGTTTACGCCGACAGAAACAATAACCAAAAAGCAAAACGAAGCGGCGATAAGCCTTAAGCGTTCATTGGATTTTGATAAAGAGATAACTCGCAAGCGTGAAGAATTACAAAGACTTAATTTAGAAGCTGAGGCGTCCCTTCAAAAGCAGATAATCACTCAAGAGCAAGAAAAGAAAGATTATCTGATTCAAGTTAATGCTTTAAAACAAGAAGTATTATCCTTAGAAGAAAGACGAAGGGATTCCTTAGTTCCTATAACCGAGAAATGGAAAGAACTTGAAACTGCCGAAAAGATACTTAAATCCAAAGAAACCAAGATAGCTGAATTAGAGGGAGAATTGGAAGAAAGGAGAGATTTGCTTGAGAATAGGCTGACAGAACTCGCTGACAGGGCTGAAATGGCCGATTTAAGAGATAAAAAACAGGAAGTGGCACAATTAGGCATCAACACCCAGACAGAGCAAATTAAAACCCAAAATAAGGCTTTCAATGAATTTGCCGAAAAGGCTGTGACTGACTTCAAATTAAAGGAAAAAATACTTAATACCAGAGAAGCCGAGATACTACTGAAAGAAAAAGTAGTTAATGCCAAGGAATTAGAACAAATTGAAAAAGAAAAGAGTTTTGTGGCCAGAGAAAGACAGATTCAAGATAAATATGCCACTTTAGAAAGAACAATAAATAGACTTAAAAATAAACAATAATTTTATGCTTCAGTCAATAAGTTCATCGTCGGCCATAAATACCCCCTCAATAGTCAATACGGCGGGAGTTGCTCTTGTGGATGCTTCTCCAAATGGTCGTTTCGGTTGGCAAATACAAAATGTCGGAACTAACCCTCTATTCGTTTGTTTGGGAGGGACGGCTTCAACAATGGTTTTTCATTTTGTTTTAAAAGGAGGAACCGGAAACAACGACGGATTAGGAGCGTCTTTCTCACAGTTTGGGACAACGGTTTTTCAGGGAGCGATTTCAGTAGCGGGGACTTCCCCTTTATTTACTGTTTTAGAAATTAGAAATAATTAAAAATATATGATTAACCAACCCAGCGAAGATGACATTTTACAAGTCAGTCCAGCTTTCCAAAACAAGATTATTGCGATGCGCCAACAGATAGCCGACAAAGAAATGGAAATTCAAAGGCTTAATAAAGAAATAATCTCTCTGAACTATACCAACGAACAATTAATTTTACAGAAAAAAGAATTAGAAGAACAAACCCCTATTTTGATTAAGAAAAAAGACGATTTAGAAAGCCAAATTAAATTTCTGGCTGTTCAGAGTGATAATTTAAAAGAAGATATTGTCAAATCTGAGAACGAACTTCAAAATCATAAAATACAAAAAGAAACAGAAGCTAAAACTGTCTACGAAGCGCAGAATAGCTTAAAAGTGGCTAAAGACATTCACGAGTTTAATGTTTCTCAATTGAACAAGAAACAACAAGAGGTTAATGACAAGGAAGATAGTTTAAACACTAAGTTGGCTAAATTAAGAGAAATTATACAATAATATGGGCTTAAATCCAGGACTTACCAATTCAATAGTCGGTTCAACTTCAACAACGGCGGAAACTACTGGTTTATTGCCAGAAGTTTTCGATTATATAGGATGTAATTACGCAGGAACGACGGCTGATATTTATACCTATAAATCAGGCGGTTCGGGCGGGATAACAGTTGCTACTTTAACAGTAAATTGGACTGACTCTACAAAAACGGTTTTATCAACAATAGTAAGAACTTAATATGGGTAATTTAATTTTCAATCCCCTAAAGGGAGAATTTAATATAAATTTTTGGTCTACTGCTAGT